GCTACAAAAAAGTGCACAACACTATCAGAGGACAAGGAACTCAGAATAAAAGACAAAAAGTACCTAAAGTGGGTAGCTTCTAATCCTTGTATTCTTTGCCAAAAGAATGGATGTAATGCTCACCATATCCAATATGCTATGCATAGAGGTATTGGACAAAAAGTAGGTGATCAATTTACTATTCCTCTTTGTGTTAAACATCATCATCAGCTTCATAATTGTGGTATGTCTGAACGTGATTTTTGGCTTAAAATAGATATAGAACCTATAGCTATATGTGGTATTTTCCACAGCCACTACCACGATATGTGGAAAAATAAGAATTTTTTCTATGATGACAGTCAATTATGGATAAAAGTATATAACAAACTTGTACCTAAGATACAAAATAGCGTTGATTTTCTACTGCAACCCAAATAGTTATTGTAGGTATCCTCGCCAGAGGTATACATTTTATGAGCAAAATATTAAAATTTCCTAAAACTAAAAAGCTTTATTCCGATAAATTTCTTACAGGAGTAAAGCCTAATGCTATTGGTGATTTTATTAAAAAAGAAAATCCTCATTTATCTATTAAAGCTGCAGATGCAATGGCACTTGCTATAATCTATTCAACTTATCTCCAATTAGTATTTGAAGAAGAAGGCAACCATATCGTTCCATCTATGGATGAGTTCGATACTTACATTTGGGCAGCTCATGACAAAAAAACGTTACACTAAAAAAAAGAAATCAGTTAAAGACC